AGAGATAATGAAAATCAAAGAAATTCCTGATAGTAAGACATTAGTTGTCTATCGTGGATATAATAGCACTACAAAAGCTATTCATGTAACAGGAGCATCTATTGATGTATTAACTGCTGCTGATGATGCCTTAGTTGATCCAGATGATGATTTTGGATTTAATGGATTTATTGAAGATTTCAATGATGGTGGTACATTCAGTCCAACAAGACAAGAAGATTTAATGTAAAACAATGTCTAGTTATGACCCTATTGACGAAGCACTCAATGTTAAAAGTAGCATTGTTGGAGTTGGTGTAGATAAAAGTACTGTAGAGATTTCACAAAAACCTGATGAAATTCAAAAAGACTATGAGTATACTCGTGCTAATTTATATTCATTAGTTGAAAAGGGTCAAGAAGCAATTAATGGAATTATGGAACTTGCTGGTGAAAGTGCAAGTCCAAGAGCATATGAAGTAGCAGGTCAACTTATTAAATCAGTTGCTGATACTACTGATAAACTAATCGATCTACAGAAAAAGGTAAAGGAAGTTGAAGAAGATTCTCCTAAGAAATCTACAGGTAATGTGACAAATAATGCTTTATTTGTTGGATCAACTTCAGAACTATCTAAAATGATTAAAGAGGGATTGTTGGATAATGACAAATAATCAGCGTTGGGAAGAAGATAGTGTTATAATAGATGATGCTAATGGAAATATGGCATATGAGGTTATTGATGTAATTAAACCTAATAAGCTTTTTTCTGATATAAAAAAAGAACCTCTATCAGATTGGAGATCTGAATTGGGTGAGGAGTAATTTATGTCTGATCAGGTCTATCTTGGTAATCCCAATCTAAAGAAGGCAAATACTGCTCATGAGTTTACACAAGAGCAGATTATTGAATTTGTAAAATGTAAGGAAGATCCTGTATATTTTGCTAAGAATTATTTAAAGATTGTTTCTTTGGATCATGGATTGGTTCCTTTTAATCTATATGATTTTCAGGAAAAATTAATTAGAAACTTTCATAAGAATCGTTTCAATATATGTAAGATGCCACGTCAAACTGGTAAATCTACTACTTGTGTATCCTATCTATTACATTATGCAGTTTTTAATGATAATGTCAATATTGCGATTCTGGCGAACAAGGCATCCACAGCTAGAGATTTACTTGGCAGATTACAACTTGCATATGAAAATTTACCTAATTGGATGCAACAAGGTATAATTAGTTGGAACAAAGGTTCTCTTGAATTAGAAAATGGATCAAAAATTTCGTCAAACTCTACTTCTTCATCTGCTGTCCGAGGCGGATCCTATAATGTCATCTTTCTTGACGAGTTCGCTTTCATCCCGAATCACATTGCTGATGACTTCTTTGCCTCTGTTTATCCTACTATCACGTCTGGACAAAGTACTAAAGTAATTATTGTTTCTACCCCTAGGGGTATGAATCATTTTTACCGAATGTGGCATGATAGTGAGAAGGGTAAAAATGAATATATTCCTACTGATGTTCATTGGAGTGAAGTTCCTGGTAGGGATGAAGAGTGGAAAGAACAAACTATTGCTAACACATCTGAAGAACAATTCAAAATTGAGTTTGAATGTGAATTCTTAGGATCTGTTAATACATTAATTGCTCCTAGTAAATTAAGGAATTTAGTTTATGAGGATCCAAAACAAAGAAATGCAGGATTAGATATCTATGAAGATCCAATAAAAGATCGTAATTATATAATTACGGTTGATGTTGCAAGAGGGTTGGGTAATGATTATTCAGCATTTGTAGTTTTTGATATTACAGAGTTTCCATATAAAACAGTAGCAAAATATAAAAATAATGAAATAAAACCAATGTTATTCCCCAATATCATTCATGATGTTGCGAAAGCATATAATGAAGCATATCTATTGATAGAAGTTAATGATATTGGAGATCAAGTAGCAAGTATACTTCAATATGATCTTGAATATGAAAATGTTCTTATGTGTTCAATGAGAGGACGTAATGGGCAAATAGTTGGATCTGGATTTAGTGGTAAGAAATCACAACTTGGTGTTAGAACAACTGCAGCAGTTAAAAAATTAGGTTGTAGTAATTTAAAGACTTTAGTTGAAGATGATAAGATAATCACACAAGATTATGATATTATTTCAGAATTAACTACTTTCTCTCAAAAACATAATTCATTTGAGGCAGAGGAGGGATGTAATGATGACCTTGCAATGTGTCTTGTTATATTTGCTTGGTTAGTTGCACAAGATTATTTTAAGGAAATGACGGACAATGATGTTCGTAAGAGAATCTATGAAGAACAGAAAAATCAGATAGAACAAGATATGGCACCATTTGGGTTTATTTCAGATGGGTTAGATGAAATGACCTTTACTGATGATGAAGGAGATACTTGGAGTAAAAATAGTCCAGTTGAGAGTACTGAGTGGAATGTTGACGAATATGGTGACCGTTCTTATATGTGGGATTACATGTAGAATACATGAAAATAGACGTTTGAATAAATAATTTTAGAAATATTCTGAGACTCGGAGAGTAAAAAGATGCCACTAAATTTAGCATCTCCTGGGATTGTAGTTAGGGAAGTTGACCTAACTGTTGGTAGAGTAGACACAGCATCAGAAAAAGTAGGTGCTATTGTTGGTCCTTTTGCTAAAGGTGCTGTCAATATTCCAATCTTAGTTGAGAACGAACAGGATTTACTTAATAACTTTGGTGAGCCATCTCCAACTGATAAGCATTATGAGTATTGGCTAACCGCATCATCCTATTTGTCCTATGGGGGACCATTAAGGGTCGTTAGGGCAGATGACGATGATCTTAAAAATGCCAATAATGCTGGAGCTAGCATTAAAATTAAAAGTTTAGATCATTATAATGATCTTGGGTATGACACTAATACAATTTCTGGTGTAACTGTAGTTGCCAGAAACCCAGGATCTTGGGCAAATAATGTTAAAGTTGCCACAATTGACTCACAGGCAGACCAAATTCTAACATTCGGTACACTTCCAACAAATGTCGCAGTTGGTTATGGTGTAACACAGAATGTCCCTGCTGATACCATTCTCGCTGGTGCAGGTACTACTAGTAAGTTAGATGGTCACTATAAAGGAATTGTAACTGGTGTTGATGCTACTGCTAAAACAATCAATGTTAAGTTTCTTAACCACGTAAGTGCTGCTGGAGTTTCAACGAACGTTGATTACCAACCAGGTGGAATTTATAAGTTTACTAATGGTACGGTTGCTATCCATACTTCTGGACAAGCAGCATCATATGCAACAGGAACTGCATCAAACAATCAAGATTGGTTTGATCAGCAAACTATTCAATTAACTGGTTCTACAATTAATTGGAATAACATTGCTGAACGTCCTGGAACTTCTTCTTTTGCAGAAGGAAGAGGTGCAAGATTTGATGAAATCCACGTTGTAGTTATTGATGATGAAGGAAAGGTTACTGGAAATGTCGGAACAATTCTTGAGAAGCATCTAAGTTTATCAAAAGCAAAAGATGGTGAATATTCATTAGGTTCCCCATCTAACTGGAGAAAGTATATTGCTACTAACTCCACAACAATCTTTGGTGGATCACAACCTGCTGGTATTGTAACTACTGGATATAGTTCTGGATTTACTCCACAAGCAGATTATGGTTGGGATCAAAATGCTCAAGGAATTATCTTTGGTGGTTCTGGATCACAAACTTATACCTTAACTGGTGGTAAAAATTATGACGGTGGGACTGATCCTGCTGCTACTGGTGCATTCCAAGTAACATTAGCAGGTCTTTCTGCAGGATATGAGTTATTTGAAGATAATAACCTATATCAGTCAGATTTCCTAATTATGGGATCTGCAAACCATGAAAAAGCAGCTGCTCAGGCACTTGCTAATAAATTAATTTCTGTTGCTGAAATAAGAAAAGATGCTGTTGCATTTATTTCTCCTTACAGAAAGGCATTCTTGAATGATAGTGTTGCTGGAACAGTAACTGTTAATTCAGATGCAACGATTACAGATAATGTAATTGGTTTCTATGCTCCTGTTACATCATCTACATATGCAGTATTCGATAGTGGATACAAGTATATGTACGATAGATTTGCAGATACATTCCGATATGTTCCACTTAACGGTGACATTGCTGGAACTTGTGCAAGAAATGACATCAACAACTTCCCTTGGTTCTCACCTGCGGGAACTGCTAGAGGTGGAATTTTAAATGCTGTAAAACTAGCATATAACCCATCTCAAACACAAAGAGATCGACTTTATTCAAATAGAGTTAACCCAGTTATATTCTCACCTAGTGGTGGAATTGTACTATTTGGTGATA